CAGCCTCAAGGACGACCTGGCGGACGGAACCTGGGCCAGGAAGCAGTACACCACCCCGGACGGATCGTCGGTCACCTACCGCAACATCGACGAATTCCTGAAATTCTACCGCTTCGTCGAGGACAAGGCGGGCGCGGACAGTTCAAGCTCCGGCCACGGCGGCTCGTTCAACTACGCCAAATTCGGGGGCGCGTCGTGAGCTTCGGCGAGCGCCTGGACAAGGCCATCGCGCCCTTCGCGCCCGGCTGGGCGCTCAGGCGCCGCGAGGCCAGGCAGAGGCTGTCCATGAGTTCGGGCCAGTTCCGCGCGGCGAGCTCCACCAGGCTGAACGCCGACTGGGTGCTTGGCGTGGACGACCCTGATCCGTCGAGCTGGGAGCTCAGGCAGCTCAGGAGCTACTGCCGGGACCTCAACCGCAACAACGCCATCGCCGCCGGGGCCACGGACACCATCGGGCTCAACGTGGTCGGCCAGGGGCTTCGGCCCCAGGCCAGGCTCCGGGCCGAAGCGCTGGGGCTGGGCGAGGACCGGGCCGAGGCGCTGCGCCGCCAGATGGAGGCGGCCTGGCAGCTCTGGTCGCCCAGGGCCGACAGCGGCAACCGCATGACCTTCGACTGGATCCAGTATCTGGTCATCCGCAAGCTGGTCGAGGACGGCGAGGTCCTGGCGGTGCCCTCCATGGCGAGCGAGCCCTGGCGCCGGATCAGGCGCGTGGTCGAGCTGATCGAGGTCGATCGGCTGGGCGGCGGGGCGTTCGGCAGGGCCGGCGTCCCGGCCAACGGCGTCGAGGTCGGCGAGCGCGGCGAGCCCGTTGCCTACCACGTGCGCCGGCAGGGCAGGAAGCCGGGCGAAAAGGACGCGTACGCGAAAATCAAGGCCCACGACGACAAGGGCCGGCCCGGGCTCATGCACCTGTTCATGGTTCGCCGCCCCGGCCAGCAGCGCGGCTATCCCATTTTCGCTCCCGTAATTGAGACATTTCAGAACCTGGGCAAATACATCGAGGCCGAGGTCGTGGCCAAGCGGATCAGCGCCTGCCTGGCCGTGTACATCACCAAGCAGGACGCAGCCGCGGAACAGGCGGCCATGACCGCGGAGACGGATGCGGCGGGCCGCCGGCAGTCGCAGATCGAGCCCGGCATGGTCGGCTACCTGGAGCCGGGCGAGGGCGTGCAGGAGGTCGACCCCAGGCGCCCGGGGGATTCCTTCGAGCCGTTTTTGCTCGGCGCGCTCAGGCATATCTGCATGGGCCTGGGCCTGCCCTACGAACTGGTGGTCAAGGACTTTTCCAGGACGAACTATTCCAGCGCGCGCGCCGCGCTCCTGGAGGGCCGGCGCATGTTCTCCAGCTGGCGGCACTGGCTGGCCGGGAGCTTCTGCGACCCGGTCTGGGCGCTGGTGCAGGAGGAGGCCGTGCTGCGCGGCATGGTCGACATCCCCTACGACGCCTTCATGGAGAACAGGGCCGAATACTGCCGCGCCGCCTGGATCGGCGGCGGCTGGGGCTGGGTCGATCCGGTCAAGGAGGTCCAGGCCTCGAAGCTGGCCATCGAAAACAATCTTTCGACCCATGCCGACGAATGTGCGGCCCAGGGGCGCGACTGGGAGGAGGTCGCCGAACAGCGCAGCCGCGAAAACAGGCGCAAGCAAGATCTCGGGCTAGGAGGCGAAGATGCCGAGCAATAGCATTCTGGAGACCCACCCTCGCGCGGCCAAGGCGCTCATGGACCGCATCTGGGCGCTGCATCCGGCCAAGCTGGAGCAGGTGGCCGAGCTGACCGAGCAGCTGCTGGCCGGCGGGCGAACCGCCGACTTCGACGCCGCGGCGAGCAGGCAGCGCGACTACGCAGACCGCACGTCCTACGACGTGGTCGACGGCGTGGCCGTGATCGACGTCACGGACGTGCTGGACCGGCGCATGAACTTTTTTATGAGATTTTCCGGCGGCACGTCCACGCAGATCCTGGAGAAGCAGATCGAGCGCGCGTCGGCCGACGGCGACGTGGACGCGATCCTGCTGAACATCGACTCGCCTGGCGGGTCTGTGTTCGGGCCCGAGGGCGTGGCCAGGGCCGTGGAGGACGCGGGCAAGCCCGTGATCGCCTACGTGGACGCCATGGCCGCCAGCGCGGCCTACTGGATCGCATCCGCCGCCGTCCACGTGATCGCCATGCCCAACGCCGAAGTGGGCAGCATCGGCGTGGTGGCCATGCACATCGACTACTCCAAGGCCGACGACGAGCAGGGCGTCAAGCGCACCTACGTGACGGCCGGAAAATACAAGCGCATCGCGGCGGACAACGAGCCGCTTTCCAAGGACGGCCGGGCCTACCTGCAGAACATGGTGGACGACTACTACCGGCTGTTCGTGGAGGCCGTGGCCGCCGGCCGGGGCATGGAGCCCGAGGCCGTGGCGGCCACCGAGGCGCGCACATACGTGGCGGACAAGGCCCTGGAGGCGGGGCTGATCGATTCCATTGGCAACTTCAACGACGCCCTGGCCCTGGCCAGGGAGAAAGGAGGAAGCATTATGCCGAGCAAGCAGGCGAATGCGGATGCTCCGGCTCCCGAAGCCGGGGCCGAGCAGGTGGCCCTGACGGTCGAGGCGGTCGAGAGCGACCACGCCGAGATCCACGAGGCCATCATGGACAAGGGCAGAGCCGAGGGCGCTGGCGCCGAGCGCGAGCGCATCCTGGGCATCCTGGACCTGGACGGCGACGCTGCGGCCACGCGCGAGGCCATCGAGGCCGGAGACAGCGTGGAGGCCGCGGGCATGCGCTTCTTCAAGGCCGAGCGCGACAAGCGCGGCAAGGCCCTGGAGGAGCTGGAGCGCGCCGCGCCGGAAAGCCCGGGCAGCGAGGAGCCGGAGGGCCCCGCGCCGCAGGAAAAGGCCAGCGACGAGCTGGCGCGCAAGGCGGCCGAGCTGGCCAAGGCCGAAAACATGGACACGGCCGCGGCCCAGCAGCGCGTGCTGGCGGAGGATCCCGAACTCAACAAACGCTACAAGGCCCAGTACGCCAGATAGGCGGTACGGCCGGAGGAGGCAAGCGACATGGCATACGATGCCGGCGGGGCGATAGACCTCACCTTCAAGGCTCAGGAAGACCTGTCCTCCATGCAGTACCGCTTCGTTACGCTGCATGACGACAACCAGGTCCGGATGCTCAACAGCGCCACGGAGTGGCCGGTGGGCATCCTGCAGAACAACCCGGAAAGCGGCGAAATGGCCGTGGTCCGCGTGGCCGGCGTGTCCAAGCTGGTGGCTGGATCCGGCGGCCTGTCGAGAAACGACGCCATCGGCGCCGAATACGTCGGCGCATCGGACAACGGCAAGGGAGTGGGCACCACGACGAGCGCCGACCACGTGCGCGCGCGCTGCCTGATGGCGGCCGGCGCCGAGGACGACGTCGCCTCGGTGCTGCTCGTCGACATGATCTACACCGCGGTGACCAGCTAGCGCGGCCGCGGGCAACCATAAGGAGGACGAGAAAAAATGCCTATGCCCACCGCAAAGGATGTCCACCAGGACGCCGCGCTTTCCCAGTTCTCCACGATGCATCGCAACCAGATGTTCGTGGCCGACAGGGTTTTCCCGCACGTCCGGGTGAACAAGCAGTCGGACTACTACTACAAGTTCCTGAAAGGGGCCTGGTTCCGCACCATGGCCGGGCGCAAGGGCCACGGGTCCAAGACGCAGCGCTCCGGCTACAAGGTCACCACCGGCACCTACGCCTGCGAGAAGTTCGCGCAGGCCCACCCCATACCCATCGGCGTGATCAACAACGCCGACATCGCGATCCGCCCCTGGCAGAACGGCGTGCGTTTCGCCACCAACTCCGTACTCCTGCGCAAGGAGTACGAGGTTTCGAGCATCGTTACCACGGCCGGCAACTGGACCAGCTCCGAGGACGTGGAGGGCGCCTGGGCCAACACCGACAGCACCAACACGGTCATCGGCGACGTGAACGGCGCCAAGGAGACCGTGCGCAAGCTGATCGGCGCCTATCCCAACGTGCTGCTGGTCAACGCCGCGACCATGGTCAAGCTCAAGGAGGCCAACCCG